CATCAGGTTACAGTTAAGAAACCTAGAGCCGTTAAGGTTAAATCCCCAGCATTGGTGGTTAAGAAACTTAAGTACATGTTTAAGCATGATCTATTAAACCTTAAGTCAATCAACCCGGCAGACATCGTTGGTGCTAAAGAGTTATGGGTATACAATATTAAGTATCGTAAACTTGTAGCTTATGTAGCTGATGACTCTGATAGCTTAACAGTTAAAGGTACAACGATCATCAACTATAGTATCGCTAAGTCATGGTCATGGACTCTTAGGAATCCTGAGAAGTTCTTTAAAGATGCTCAGATCGGTAAGCGTTCATTGAATGCTGCAGCAAAAGCATTGGCCACAAAGCCTGTAGCTCCGAACGGTCGTATCAATGAAGAAACAATTTTATTAGGTGCATTTTAATGATCATATTAGATTATAGTCAAATCGCATTAAGTAACATCTTACCTTTTCAGAAGGACATAAAGAATCAAACTCCTGAAGAGATTAAGAACTTAATCCGTCACACTACACTAGCAACCATCAAGTCTTATAAGAAGAAGTATAAAGAGTATGGCGAAGTAATCATTGCATGTGATGGACCATCATATTGGCGTAAGAGTATATTCCCTCATTATAAAGCTCATCGTAAGGCTAACAGAGATAAGTCAGACCTTGATTGGAAGTTTATATTTGAGACTCTTTCTGAATTAAGACAAGACCTCATCGACTACTTTCCATATAAAGTACTAATCAATGAAGGCGCAGAGGCAGATGACATCATAGCCGTGCTTACAGAATTTACACAAGAACACTTGTTACATCAGAACGGTCTATTCTCAGAACCACAAAAGGTATTAATCGTCTCATCAGATAAGGACTTTATCCAACTGCAAAGGAATAAGAATGTCCGTCAATGGTCACCTATGCAACGTAAGTTTGTAGAAGGCACGGTTAAAGAAGTTCAAGAGTATACTATCCAACATATCGTAAAAGGTGATAGTGGTGATGGTATACCAAACATCTTATCAAGAGACGACGTGTTTGTATCCGGTGATAGACAAAAGCCTTTTTCAGCAAAACGTTTGCCCGAATTCTTTGAGAAGGGTATTGAGGCTTGTAAAAACGATGAAGAGAAACGTAACTATCAGCGTAATCAACAGTTAGTTAACTTTGACTTTATCCCAGAATCCTTAGCTAAAGTGATCATATATACTTATGAGAACACTAAGCCTAAGGGCGATAAGAATTCTGTCATGGAATACTTAATTAAAAACCAATGTCGACTACTACTCGACGAAATTGAGGACTTTTAAAATGGCAACAACATTTTTACCAGAGATACTTGAAGAGATCAATACAGATCCCAAGTTATTATCAACAAAGTTTAAAGGCAACACAGCACTTAAGATCGTATTTGAATATGCTTTCTTACCTGAGAAGAAGTTCGCCCTTCCAGAGGATGAACCTCCTTACAGGCCAGACGCAGCACCGATCGGTATGAGTCCAGCGATACTTACTCAGGAACTTAGACGATTTTATGTATTCCTTAGGACAGACCTAAAACCTATCAAGCGTGAAGCATTATTCATATCATTGTTAGAGTCAGTACACCCATCTGAGGCTAAACTAATCTTAGCTATCAAGGATCAGAAGTTACCTAAGCTATATAAAAAGATCACCCGTAAGCTTGTAGAGGAAGCCGGATTCATAGCACCCGCAGCGCCCAAAGCATAGATCTATATAAATAGATAGTAAGCTATATGTCAGACATTTCATGAGTCTGGGTGTGTTTTAAATTGTCTTTATAATCAATAAGTTATGTTAGCATGTACTTTAATTAAAGGATGTGGTAGTATATTAGATATGATAAGACAAATATTACTTTATAAAACAGATAAGATCTCAGTCTATTGTACTCCTGCGGTTGAGAAGCTATCTCCGCGCAGACTTACTACGTTTGTAAAGCAATGCATAGCAGCTGAAAGAACGCTTATCAAAGACATATCCAAAAAGTATCCTAAAAAATCTAAAGATGTTAAGTATACTTTCTTATTTAAAAACTATAAGACTGATGATATGTTAGGTTCATGCGATCAAGAGTATGATGATGACATCATGATCGAGTTAAACGCAAAGAATACTGCTAGCTTAAGTAAGACTATTGCTCATGAGTTAGTCCACGCCAGGCAATTTATATCTGGCCAACTTAAATACAACGTTAAGATCCAATACTTAACTTACGAAGACGATAAACATAGATACATATATCGTCGTCAACCATGGGAAATTGAAGCATATGCACTGCAAGATAAGGGTGCTATTAAGATGAAAAAATGGCTCTTAGATCATACCAGATTTAATCCTAAACTTGAACCACAAATTGATCTATAATTTTATAACTTGAGTAAGGAGATATTATGAAAAAATTAACACTAATCGGTTTACTACTATCAACATCAGTATTTGCATCAGACTTTGATGGATATAATCCGCAAATATTTGAAAATAAAAAATGGTCATCATATGATATATGTTATGAAGCTATGTTTGTCATGACTATTGGTATTCGAAATGAATACAACATCAAAGTAAAATCGCGTACAGATAAAAAAACGGTATGGAATATCATACTTGGAGAAAAAGTATTAGAGACATCTTGTAGAGCTGATGGCTATTATACTGGACACTTTCTAGCAAAAGAATCTGAAGGTATTAAAAGTAGTAAAGCCACTTATATTTATCTATGAACATATTCTATTTAGATCGTAATCCGGCCAAAGCTGCAGAATACCATGTAGACAAGCACTGTGTTAAGATGATACTCGAGTCTGCACAGTTATTATCTACTGCTCATAGAATATTAGATGGATTAGGAGCTCAAAAAGTATATAATCCTACAACTAATAGAAGTGTAACGCGATATTGGATACCAGATGAACGTGAAACACTATTGTATAATGCTACACACGTGAATCATCCATCTGCAAAGTGGTGTAGAGAAACTAATATGAATTACTATTGGTTATGGCAACTAATGCGAGAACTTTGTACAGAATACACATATCGATATGAAAAGATTCATAAATGTGAATCAACAGGTTTACTAGCTAGACTAAGATTTTGGCCTAAAAATATACCTATTGGAGAATTTACAGACCCAACACCAGCGATGCCTGATCAGTATAAAGTAAAAGGTGACGGTGTGCAATCATATCGTAACTATTATAACGGAGAAAAGCAAAGAATGTTCTCTTGGAAGAAAAGGCAAGTCCCAGAGTTTATAAATAAAACTACAGGGGAAAATTATGCCAACATATGATTTTAGAAACAAAGACACTGGTGAGGTATTTGAGAGGGTCATGAGTATCGCTGCAAAGGCAGAGTTCCTCGAAGCTAACCCAAATCTTGAACCATTAATTACTGGTCTCAATCCATTAATAGATCCAGTCAGACTAGGTATTCATAAAGCTGACAACGGATTTAAAGAAGTATTACAACGCATCCATGAGAAATCTCCTGGAAGCACATTAAATAAGACTAGTAAATATATTTAAATATGGGCTTGCTGAACCCCATAGCAATACAAGTTCAGCTGTTAACTTATAAAGGAGAAACACATGTTAACAAACATTATTGTATTTTTAGTAGGCGCTCATCTTGGTGCTAAATACCCAGAGAAAGCAACACTAATCGTTGATAAATCTGTAGCTTTAGTTAAAGCAGTATGGGCTAAAGTAGCTGGATTAGTGGCTAAAAAATAATGGCATTCGAATTCGATTTTACTGAGCAAAAACTAGGCCAAATACTTACTCGTAATAAGAACGTACATGAGTGGTATGAAGCGATGGTTGTGCAGTTACCTCAATTTGAAGTAACAACAGCAAAACGCGTTGCTGCTTTTGTGGCTCAGTGTGCTCATGAATCCGCGGACTTCACTACTCTTCAAGAAAACCTAAACTACTCTGCTGACGCATTGAACAAACTATTTGGTAAGTACTTTGTTAAAGCTGGTAGAGACTCTGCTCCTTATCACCGTAAACCTGAAATGATCGCTAACGTAATATATGCTGGTCGTATGGGTAATGGAGATACTGCATCAGGCGAAGGTTATAAGTTTAGAGGTCGTGGTCCAATTCAACTAACAGGTAAGGCTAACTATCAAGCGTTTGCTACAGACTTCTTTGAAGATCCTGAAACCGTGATAAATGATCCTGACCTCGTGACAGATGACGTACCAACTTCCTTATATTCAGCACTTTGGTTTTGGAATAAAAACAAACTAAATAAGTATGCTGATGCGAGTGACATCAAAGGGATGACAAAGGTTATCAATGGTGGATACATTGGTTTAGAAGACCGTATCAAACATTATAACCATGCAATAGAAATCCTTGAAGCTTAATTGTACTTTAATTAAGACCTGATGTATAATAAGAAAGTAGCGGTACTATGTAATGGTCCCAGTCGGTCAGCCTACGATCCTAATAAAGAATATGCATACCGCATAGGTTGCAATATTCCTTGGACGAAGGTTGACTGCACTGTGATACTAGACCCACAATTGGTCAAAGTATTGATTAGAGACGTATCTCTCATAGACTGTAAGGTTTATTTTAGTCAAGATGTGTGGGAATATGTTGAACAAGTTGGAGCAAAGCAATTGTTTGATATGTTAGGTATCATACAAAAGACTTATAAAGGTTTATCAAGCGGTAACTTAGCTTGCCTTAAGGCAGTAGAACTTGGTTATACAGACATAGATATATACGGTGCAGATGCATTCACCATAGGCAATGTACTTAATAACACCGTAGATAAGAGTTATACTCGGAATTTTATAGATTCAGATAGTATGAATATGTCGCCAGATTGGAGACTGAATTTTAATAGGATGATCGAGAGTCATCCGGAAGTGAAGTTTAATTTTATTAAAGGAGATGGAAATGTTAAAGAGTTATAAAAATGAATTAATTGCAATCGCAACAGCATTTGGACTAATTAGTTATACAGTATACGTATGTGCTGCAGAACCAGTTAAAGTAAAACCAGTAGTTGAAGCAAAGAAAGCTGCTCCAGCTGCAAAGCCTGCTGTTAAGAAGGAAGTAAAACCTGCTGTAGAACCAGCAAAGAAAGATCCTAACCGTAAGAAGCCAACATTAAAGGCAAAATACGCAGATAAAAAATAATTGAAGAACTTTATACATCATGAGTTTCCAGTGTTGCAACGGATTGATTCAGATCAGGGTCGTGTATATCAAACCCCATCTGGAGATAAATATCCTAGTGTAACACAAGTAACAGGTCTCTTAAATAAACAATTCATCGTCGAATGGCGTAGAAGAGTTGGAGAAGAAGAGGCAAATAGAGTATCATCACTGGCTTCCGGTCGAGGTACTCGTATTCATGGACTATGTGAGGACTTCCTATTAGGGAATCCAACTCAGGCGGACATGTTCGATACTGAGATGTGGAATGATTTAAGACCAGTCGTGGATAAGATAGACAATATACATGCTCTAGAGAGCAAGTTATATTCCGATAAACTACAATTGGCAGGCACTGTTGACTGTATCGGAGAGTACGATGGATTACTTAGCGTCATTGACTTTAAGACATCCAAAAGACCCAAAGATATTAATAATATAGATAATTACTTTATACAGGCGACTGCTTATTCAGTTATGTTCGAAGAACTTACAGGAATTAAAGTTCCAGACTTAACGATAATAATAGGAGTAGACGATGCAAAACCACAAATCTTCCAACAGAAGCGTAAGGGCTTCATCAATCAATTAGTTGACCTTCGTCAGCAATTTAAAAAATTAAATTTACTTTAATTAACACCTAAAGTATAATACTACTAAGCGCATAAAAAGCTAAGTAACTAATCGCAAGGAGAATATCCCCATGAGAAAGACTTTCGCCGCAATATTGGCTATATGTTACCTGTGCAGTTTTAATCTTGCACATACACAAACACTATATGATAAGATAAAAGTCCTGACTAAGTCAGAAAAGAAACAAGTAGAATGCCTAGCCCAAAACGTGTACTATGAAGCAGGCTATGAACCCACTAAGGGTCAAATAGCAGTAGCAATGGTTACATTGAACCGCGTATACTCTGGAAGATATCCGAGTTCTATATGTGGTACCATGACACAGAAGCTTGAAGAGACGTGTCAATTTAGTTGGTGGTGTGATGACTATAAAAGAACTAAAGCTATAGCATATAGATATACAAAGCATGAGAAAGAAGTATTCGATCATGCAAGAGCTGTAGCTACATATGCATACATGAACTATGAAAAGATAGAAGACGTAACAAAGGGTGCCATGTTCTTTCACACGAAAGAAGTAAAGCCTGGATGGAAAAATGTACGTGTAACGACAGTAATCGGGAATCACATATTTTATAAAAGAAAGAGTTGATAATGGTAAAACTTGCAGATGAAAATGTCCCTAATATATTTGGCGGACTGCTAAACAATGTACATATTAATACGATTGAATCAGTATATAGGACACATGAAGTATTCCTTGATTCTACTATTGATGAACCAAACAAGTATAGAGAGCTTATATCTCTATTGATAAATGCAGGTGAGAACGATAAGATCCACTTGTTTATCAACTCAAACGGTGGCCACCTAGATACTGCAGGTGCCATCATCTCAGGCATCCTGTCATCAAGGGCAGAGGTTACAGCATTCCTAATGGGTGCTACACACTCTGCTGCATCCCTCATCTCCATGTATTGCCATGCTGTCCATGTATATGATACAGCATACATGATGATTCATACTGCCTCGTTTGGCTCATCTGGTAACACACCAACAGTCAAGGCACACACAGACTTTACCATTAAACAGTGTGAGAAGCTTATGCTAGATGCATACGAAGGGTTCTTGACAAAGGCTGAGATGGACAAGGTATTAAATGGACTTGAATTGTGGTTCAATGCAGAAGAGATCAAACCGCGTCTGAAGAAGAGGTTTGAAGCTGTACAGTTACAAGATAAGAAGGCTGCTGAGAAGGCGAATGAGATAGTTGAAACAAAGCCTATTAAAAAGACCAAGATCAAAGTTAAAGTAGAAGATGGTGCTATCGATTAGTTGTGTACATTAATCCTTTATTATGGTATAATGTATTTTTAAATCAAGGAAAGT